CCATAAACAACAGGGTTTAATTGAGTTGCCATTACACCGCCGTAACAGGGTCAGAACGATAACAGGTAAACAGCACCGTCATGCGATCATCCGACTCGCGCACATTGTCAATTCGCCAATCTTTGCCGCGCCATGTAATTGAATACAAGTCTTGGCTGTCCACAATCGTTTTCATGTTTGGCGTGTAGTTCAACGTGAATGTTGTCATGTCTTGATAAAGCCGATATTTATCAGCAATTTTCAAGCTGTTGGCAACACCAGCAACCCGAGCGCGAGTTTCAAACCACAATGTCTGCGTTGTCGATTGCTCACCAAAATCAGACTTGCCAAAAGACAAGTTGTTGATTGAGATGTTCTCAAAACGAGCAATTGCCATTTACATCACCAACGGCTTGTAGGGGCGCAGCAAAGTTGTCACGCCAAACGGAATGTCTTTCAATTTTGTCTCTGTTGCATTGGCTCGGTTGTTGTACAAGTGAGTCAGCAAAAGCAAGCCAGCTTGCTTAATTACCCCATAATTTGACAATGGGTTTGCAACAGTTGAATATTCCACAATGATTGGCGCAGACATCACTGAGTTCACATCAGTTGGCAAATTATTTACAACGACTTTGTTGCCCGAGGCATCGTAGTAATAGTTGACGCTGGAGATCGTCTGGAAAACTGGCGGGAAAGCATCATTCCAATAGCCCACCTTGCTGATAGTCACGCCAGATTGACTTGGAGAAAAGTTTTGGCTAACTTCTGGCAAGTCAAGACTGATTGGTGACGCAACAAGGCTCTCAGAACCGTACCAGACGCGATAAGTTACCGGAAAGATAGACATCCCCAAGTAATCCTCAATCGCCTGTCTGGTGGCTATTTCAAGGCTGGATAAATATGTGTCTTGGCTTTCGTCTTGAAACAAGTTTAGTTGTTGCGTAATTTCATCAAGAGTCAGCCACGCAGTAAAACTATCACGGGCAATCTGCTCAACCTTTGCATAGTTGAACGGATTGCGTGTTTGCGCCCCAAAAGGCGCAGCGTATTGATAGTTGTCAACGCTCATGTTTAAGTCTCAATTGAACGAACACCAGCAAAAACGTCACGCACAGAACTGACCATACGCTTTTCAGCATACATGGTCACAAAACCGGGCGTTGTCTGTTCCATTGCCTGAATGGTCATTTCTTCCACATCAGCAATGGTCATAAAACGAGGCCAGTTGGCAAGGTACATTGACTTGCAACCCACAACACCTGTTGCGTCCAAATATGGGTTTGGAATAACCGGGAATCCAAATACATGAAGCAGCGAACCAGCTTCAGCGGAGCCAATGTCAATGAACGAGTAGCCACCGCCGCCGTGAGCATAGTTACGCAGGGTTTGAATGGCTGTTGGGTGCATCATCCAAGCAGTACCCGGCATAGACCAGTATTGCGCTGGCAGAGCATTTGCCATTGCAGACAATGTTTCCGCTTCAAGGCCACCAGTGTTGTTGTACCCCACAGTAGCCAAAGTGTGCAAGCCGTTTGTAATCGCTGTGCCGCTTGTACCAAAGGCAGCCGCAGCACCAGCAGCGCCGGGGTAGCTATTCAGGCCGCGCAAACCATCAGTGCCACCAGTGGAGGTAGTGACTGAACCGGCTTGGTCATTGTTGAGTCCACACGATGCGCCTTCAAGTTGGGCAAATTCCATCATCAGGTCTTCGACCAGTTCGGCGTTCAATCCGTTGACATCCGACAGCACAGCCGAACGAACGGGCAATTGTGCAGAAATCACGCGAGTTGGCAATTGCCAAATGCTTGTGTTGATGTTGGGTGAACCACTGTTGGGGTTGACTGTGTAGCCCCAAGGGTTTGTGCTGTCAGCAGCGTTACCAGTTTTGCAGACAAACTGGACAGCAGAATTTCCGGGTACTTTGATGTTTCGTGCGCCTTGACGAAACGGGTTGGCATATCGCAGGGCAGCAAATGCTTCATCAAAGTGAGTGCGACCACCGACATTCAAGCCTGAACCAGTGATGGCAGATGCCTCGCGCAAGTCAATCGTGACTTTATCGCCAGTTTCCAATGTTTGCTTAATTCCAGACAGGATGCGTTCGGTGATGGTCATAACAGTTCCTAAATTGTTGGCACAAAAAGGAGGGGGAATTAACCCCCTCCGTTTTATCAGGTAGCTGTACCTGTCGAACGATAGCGAACCAGTGCGTTCGGGTCGCGTACCGATGTTGCCAAACGCTTCTCACCAAAGAAGGTGATGAAACCGGGCAATGTCTGATCGTAACGGCGCATAACCATGTTCAAACGATCAATGATTGTGTGGCAACGTGACCAGTCACCAAAATACATTGGGTACAGGCTGGTTGTACCAGCAGCACCAGTTGTAGATTGGCTTGGGTTGTCCAAGTACTTGTTCATCACCACATCAAAGCCGAGCAATTGACCAATGATGCCATCAGGGTTCAACGACTCCATAGAGTTGAAGATTGGACGACCATTGGTGTCTTGCAGACCACGGATTGCTTGAGCCAAGATTGGGCTGACCATGAACTTGGTGTTCGGGGTCCAATATTGTTGTGGCAAGGCGTAGATCGTGTTGATAACGTCTTTGTATTGGATTGCGTTAGCACCAACAGTGTTGACGTTTGAAGTCAACTGGTCATAAGTAGCCAGCGAGTGCAGACCGCTTGTAGAGCCAGTGCCAGAAGTGCCAAAAGCAGCAACAGACGATGTACCACCAGCATAAGTGGCGTTTGCACCAGCGTACTGGTCCAGACCACGCAAGCCGTTAGTGCCACCGTAAGGGTTGGTTCCAGACTGAGCAGCTTGGTCGTTGTTTTGGATCATAGACAGGGCTTCTGCTTGCGCGAATTCTGCCAACATATCGTCAACCACGTTTGCTTCCAAACCGTCAATGTCGTCCAACGCAGCAGTACGGATTGGGAACTGCACGTTCAAGTCTTGCAGAACCAATTGCCAGATGCTGGTGTCTTCAGTGGTGCTTGCACCGTTGTTTTGGATGGTATATCCCCAAGCAACACCGGCATTGCCAGTCTTGACTCGGAACTGATAGCTGCTGCCATCGGTAGCCACAGTGCGCGACAGACCGCGCATAGGGTTAGCCAAACGCAGAGCAGCAAACACTGGATCGTAGCCAGTACGACCACCCTTGCCATCACCACCAGCGGTCAAAGCAGAGGCTTCTTTCAGGTACGCATCCATTTGGCTTTCGTCTGCAAAGATTTGCAGTTCTTTTTCCAAACGGTTGTTGCCTTTGTAGAACTGGCTCAGTTGCTCACGCACCGAACGGTTCACATCTTGGCGAACAGTCTTAGCGGGTGTGCGAATGAACTCAGGCATTTGGATAGAAGCAACTTTGGCTTCCAGAGCAGATACCATTTCAGCCATTTCAGCCTTGACAGCCTCAACAGCAGCAGGGATTTTTGCTTCAACAGCAGTGATGCTTTCGGCTTGTTTAGCTTCGATAGCATCCAATTTTTCGAGGATAACTTGTGACATGATTCAACCTTTAAGTCGTTTGTCGAGGAGTTTTAGAAGTTCACGTTGCTCAAGAGCCGCGAGAATTTCCGCTTCGGTCGCTTCCGCATCAGAATCACTCTGTTGAGGCGCATTTTCAATGGGTTCAATCACAGCATCACGCTGCTCTAAAACTTTCTTGAATGTTGATGCGGCAGCGACCGCATCGCTCTTGGACAAGCCAGCATCCCGCAGACTTTCTTCCAAAACTTTTAAATCGGCAGAGCCATCAGGTCGGAAATACTCCAACTTTTTGATTTCTGCCTTGGTGTTATTTGGGTGCATGACCACGCTGGTTTCACGCAAGCCACCTTTGGTGATTTGGAAATAACCAGATTCGTATGGGTCATCAGAACCAATGGTCATTGCTTCGCCATCTTCCCTGACCCATTGATATTCTTCAGCGTAAGCACTGACAGACACGCCACCAAACATCATTGGCGACTCTTTCATAACTTGGTAGAGGTCAGAGCCAGTGGTGGTGTTCACATACAAACGACCACAAGCGTTCATGCCATCGTCATCCATTTCAATGGAAGTCCACTCGCCGCAAGGGATGGAACTGTCATTGTGGTTAACGTACATCGGGAGAGGACGACCACTTTTTGCAAAATCTTCTGCCCATTGCATAAAGCCTTCAGGCTTGTAGAAGAATTTACGTCCATCAGCGCCTTCACGAGCGCCCCAAGTGGTAACGCGAGCCTCAATCAAACCTGTCGGTTCGCCGTTCTCGGCTTTTTCCGTCAAGTTCAACTTGGCTTCGCAAATTAGATTCAATGTCTTCATTGATTGCCCCTAAAGCAATGGATTGATTATTGTCCTGTATTTTAGGGGGTTGCCCTAAAAGTACAGGCAACTGTTTATGAGGTCGTTTGACCTGTTGTGCTAATGCTACCAGATATTGTGAATCAGTACGCATTTTTTATCAAGTTTTACCAATGTTCATCTTTTTGGTCTGATTTCCACCGCCGCCACCAGTATCTTGGGCGCTTGAGCCGGGTACAGGTTCGGCTGGCTTGGCATCTTTGACCAACTCGTCACCACCCTCCACAGAGGAAAGGTTCATGTAATTCCGAGCCTCGTTGGGGGTCATAATGCCACCAGAAACGCCAGCAGTCGCAAAGTTCATCTGATCCAATGGAGCGCCCTTCAGGAAATCCTTGGTGTCGAACTCCACGCACAACGATGGGTAGCCCTCCAGCAAGTGAGCAGTCAGTTTTTGCTGAATGTTCACAATGGTAGGGTACATGGTGGTCTTGTAAAACTCGTCCAAAGCCGTTTGGCTGTTGTTGAACTTGCCATCATGGATGCCAATCATTGAAGGCGGCACACCGAACAAGCCACAGATTCGGCGCATAGTTTGCAACTTCAATGCCGCAGCGTCAGCGTCTTGCAGGGTCAACATGTCCAGCTTCTGGTACTTCATGCCTTGGTCGAGCAGCATGGATTGACCCGGCTTGGACGGATCGGACTGCTTGGACCCGACCATGTTGTTCCATGTCTCCTTCAGACGAGCCGCAATCTCTTTGAACTTGCCATCAGGAATGACTGCTTCGGTCACAAACATGCCAGATGGTTTGGCGCCATTCTGCATAACGTAATTGGCGTACAAATCAATGTCTTGGTCCAAGCCAACCAACTCGGTTGCCAAAATACCTTTGTTGAAACCAGCAGAACCCTGCCAAGCCATTTCCTTGCCATGCATCACTTGGAAATACTTGAACTCATGGTCCTTGTTAAAGCCGTAGGAGGGCGTAGACAGCCTGAATGTCGGGTAGCGAGTGGGCGTGATGTTCACCGCAATCAGCGTTGAATCTAGCACATACATTTCCAGCGGAGTTTCGGTGGAACTGTTCTGGTCTTTCCTCCACCACAGGGTAAAGGCTTCACCAGACAACTCGTACCACATCAGCCACTGATACCAAAACTCGTATTTCGACTGAAAGTTGTTAGGGTGTCCCAATAGCTTGGCAACTTGCTTGGCTTTGGCTTTGTCTCTTGGGCCAACACCCTCACCACGAATCGCATCAACAATTTTACCGTCTGCTGTCTCACAGCAAATCTTGATTGGCAACTGCGCCAGCGCCCGAGCCTTGACCCCAATACAGGACATAACAGTGCTGTTTCGTGTCAGCACCGACATGTCCACCGGACGACCAGCATTTGTGGTGCTGGCAGTGGTGACATAGAGGATTTGGGTATTTACACCGGCACGTTTGTCACTTCCTTGATAGACAATGTTATTGCCCAAGGCGGTCTGACCGAACAATGTATTGCTCTCAGACTGAGTGTTTTTGCGCTTGAAAATGTCAAAAATTGCCATGATTTCCCCTCAATTTCCAACACTTTACCATTCTAACGACCTAAAGCCAAATGATTCGCTGACAAATACGTTATCCAAATGCCCGTGAATAGCCATAATCATGGCAATAATGCCGTCCACTTTGGCAGAAGGATCGGCTTCGTTCTTCCGAACCTTCACGTTTCCGTTGACATCAGTGTAAACCTCGCAGTTCCCAAGTTGCCATCCAACAAAAGGGTTGCCATCATGGTGGATTGCCTTTTTGAGAATCAGTTGCTCGGTTGATTTGGATGGGTTGGACAGCACCGCCATACCCTGACCGACCTTGACCACCGGCAAGCCTTCAGCGTACAGGTTCGCCACCAATGCAGCAGCGTTGTAGGGGTCAAAGTTGACAGCCTTGACTTCGTGCTTTTCGCACTCCTGTTTGATGTACGATTCGACCTCGTTTAAATCAGTCACGTTGCCGGGTGTAAGCCTCAAAATGCCACTTGCATGGGCTTGAGCAAAAATGCTCTTGTAGTGATTGGGAATCAACTCAATTGACTCTTGCGGCAAAAAGAACTGAAACTTGGCGTAGAAATTTTCTTCGCTGTATCTGTGCAAAGTGCAAACAGCGTTCAAGTCTCGGGTGTGCGCCAAGTCAAACGCAACAAATGTAGCCTCGGGCTTTTCCTCTGGCATGGGCGCAATGGAATCATCCCAATATCTGCGGTCAATCCAAGCACTGTTGGCAGACACATAAATGTTCAGTTGCTTGCACAAAAACTCGTTCAGGCTTGCTGGTTTTGCCCCTGCTTCTTCAGCCATTTGCTGGATGTGCTGCACAGTGACAGAAACTCCGAGCATCGGGTTTGCCTTGCCCCACACAGTCGGGTCAGCCCAATTGTCACCGGGGTCAATGCTGTACAACAGACCAAACCAACGGTATGAATCAGGAGCAGCCCCACGCAAGACGCTACGAAAGTGGGACAAATCCTCAAAGAACTTGGTTTCCTTGGTGAAGCTGGCAGTCGTCAAATACATCCGCAATGGGTTCTTCCGAGCGCCCATGCCCGAGTGCAGAACCTCAATCGACTGCCTCTCAGTAATCTGCGCTGCCTCGTCAATCATGGCGCAAGATGGGTTTTTACCGTCACCAGTTTTTCGGTTCTCTCGTGACAGCGCCCGGTAGGTGGAAGTCGAATCACCTGCTTTTTTCAGTTCGCTGCGATAGGGAATGAACTTGCAAGCCAACTCGGGCTTCATGTTTTCCACAATGGCTTTGGACGAATCAAAACAGATGGATGCCTGATCCCTGTTGGTCGCCAAGGTGAACACTTCAGCACCAGCGTCACCAAACTGCAACTCATAAAGCGCAATGATGGACGCAATGGTTGTCTTGCCCGACTTGCGAGGCACGAACAAAATAACGTCCGTCACCCACCGCATGGAGTGGTCGCGCCTGTCGCGGAACCCGTAAATAGCCGCCAAGTACATGACCTGAAACGGCTGAAGCTCAATGGATTTCCCGGCATCCGGGCCTTTAACGTGGCGGCAGAATTTGACGAATTTGAGTATGTGTTCAGCCTTGGCAGGTACAAACTCGTAAGGCGCATCCTTACGTTCGACCATATCCAAGAACCGTTGGCAAGCTAGTTTGACATCCTCACACGCCTGAATGTCACCCCTAGTTACCGCTACCGCATACTCAAACGCAGGGTTAAGCAGTGGCGAATAACTCAAAACATCGCCTCCTGTTTTGGCAAGTCAGCAGCACAATTGCCATTGAACCCAAACATATCAAAGGTGCGCTGTGCGTCTTCTATGCGCTTGCAAGCAATTTCAAAGTATTTGGGTTCACGCTCAATGCCAATAAACTTGCGCCCCATCTGGACAGCAGCCACGCCAGTTGTACCGCTACCCATAAATGGGTCTAGGACAATTTCACCACGATCCGTAAATTTGTCAACAAACTGGCTAAACAAAAGAATTGGCTTTCCCGTTGGGTGCGCTCCATCTGTAACCAATGCTCCAACATAGTTTCCATGCTGACCGCCACCATTCCAGCGTTTTTTATTGCCACTTGTTGAGTGCATATATGCAATGCCTTCCCAACCTTGTGCTGGTCGATCTGCGCTTATTTGTGGCATTGGGTTTGTTTTTACCCAAACACCAAATCTTATCAACTCCCAACCACTTGGCGGCTCAATATCAAACCTAGCAATGTGCCTCCACTCCATTGTAGAAACCAGCCAACGTGAGCATTTTTCACCGCAAACAACAAGAACTTGTTTAAGTTCATCAGCGGTCATTGATGCAAAATCAATAGCTTTATTGCCTTGACCTGACCCACGATTAGACTTGGCGTTTGAATGTGTTGATTCGCCATAAGGCGGGTCAGTAATCACCGCATCCACTTTGTCAAGCGTAGGCAGAATGTCCATGCAGTCGCCAAGGTAAAGGGTAGCGTTCCCTATTATTGTCTTGTTCATATCTTTTAAGCCGTTGCAAACAGTTCGTCTACATCACTCACTTTAGCTTTTAACTTTGGGCGACCACGGGCAACCAAGCCCAACTCAGCCAGCATCTTGATAGCCTTGTCAGCCATCTCAGTGCGAATCTTGAACCAAGCTGTCACGCCTTCGTTGTTTCCGTAGACCGTGACATGACCCATCTCGCGGATGTTGATTTCAGCAGTCAGCATACTGTCCACCGTGTTGACCAGAGTGCCAACCAGCAGTTCATCAGATGCCGTGAGTGTTCCTGTCGAGGCTTCGACTTCTGCGCGAATGGCAGTCTCAAACGCTGCCCTGTCCCATGTGGACGGGTCGTTTAAGTAGCCAAGAATGTGACGAGGTTTTTTTGCCATAGGTTGAGTTCCTTTTGTCTTGTCATGCTTTAGCGTACCAC